TTGCCAAATGGTTTTACAAAATCACCTCGGCAGATCTCATTGACATCGTTTGCCATGAGATTATCATTAATACGCCATTGATTGAACGTATTTGAAACTGTTGTTAGGTAAACATTAATTGTATTTGCCATATTACTTCTCGCCGCCGACTGCCTTCAGTATTTGGGTTAGCATATTTTTCATTTCTGAAACCTCAGATTTCAGAGTATTTATTTCTTCCTCGACCATCTTTGCTCTTCGCAACTCAGCCATTTTCTGTTGATGTTTTGCAACCGAAGATTTGTTTGTATTGAGAATTGCAAAATTGTTCATATCCTTTACATAGTTTAAATTATCCTTCACTCTTGCTTTCTCGTTCATATCAACCCTCTGGAACTGCAGTAATTCGTAGATTATTAACTCTTGGGATTAATGATTGATCAGTGGTTGTCATACAAACCTTAACTTGGAAATGCTTAAATGTTCCACCAATTGGATAAGAAACACCATTTTCAGTATAGTTTATTCTATTTTCTTCCAAAGAAGGTCTAAATTCAAGTCCAACATATGTGTTTGGATTTCGAGAATAAACGTCTTTCACCTTGCTCATTAATCTCCAACTCTTTTCTCCAATTGGTTCTGGATCATCAGCAGAGCGAACTTTATAGTAAACATGGATATCTGTTCCTGTTGAGCGAATTGCATCCATGAATACACGAATATCGCCAGATTCAAATCCATCTTCAAGAACTATTTCACGAGTCACATACTTTGCTAAGATGTTACCGCCAGACTTACCATCTTCACCAGAGACTGTGGTAGTTGCCGTTGTGCCGCCAGTTGTACCAAGGAATGTTGGAGCCTGAATTGTCACTGTTGGTGAAGTTAGATATTCTTTACCCATATGAGTTAGAACAATTGCATTCACTGTATTCATTGCATCAGTATTTGCAAGAGCAAATCCAGCAGCATCAGAACCACGTCCACCACTGATAGTAATTGCATACAATCCAACATTATAAGTTGGATATGGGAAATATGTATTTCTGAATGCAATTGCCGCAGCATTTACCGCATTGTTTGTACTTCCATAAACACTAATTGAAGAATTTGGATCTGCAGATGTAGTATTTGATGAAATGTATTTGGCACCAGAATTTGTTATTGCAATTTTAGTATTGGACAATCCAGCATTATTAATAGAGAATGTTGCAGCAGTAATTGCTAGTCGCTCAATATTTACAATTGGAGAAATGTCTGTATCTGTTGATGACATTTCCACAGTTAAGATAAAGCTGTTTGCATTACCTTGGACGAGTCTGCGTCTATTGATAGAGGTTTTTGCAGACTTATCAAGAAGTGTTCCAAACTCTACTGGCTTATTTGGTTCCAGATCAACGCCATTTGTTTCTTGGATTAATGTTGCAGAGTACACACCCTTTAACTTATAATCGACAAGACCAACTGGGAAACGAAGATCTGTTGACGTCAACATAACACGGTCAATATCGATATTTGCAACAGGTGGCATATCAAGATTAAATGTTACTGTTCCAGAGGTATCAAATGCTGCCTTGTTCAGAACAAACATCAAGTCTTGGTTTTGATATGGCGTCCAAGTTGTAGAGTTTTGTGATCGGAAGAATGATCCAGCATATGGTTGCTCAGAAATACGAACTGTCGTTGTCGTACCTGAACCAAGAACATCTGCTCCAAGTTCAGCAATAAACAACTCATAGTCTGGAGAATCTGAACCAATGATGATTGCATACTCACGATTTGGTTCCAAGAAAACTGGGTCATCAAATGTGAATTTTGTAAGTGTCGTTGGGTCATTAACATTTGGAATGTCAGAAATATTTACATCTTTCGCGTTCATAGTCTTAGATGCAAGATAGTTCTTTGTTGGATATCCATTTTGAACTTCTGCGATCTTTACTGTAACTGGAAGCTGTAAACTACCACGAGAAATTAGTTTAGAATTTTTGAAGTATGTTGCAACTGATGGCTTACTCTTAAAGAATAAGTCAACAGAGGTACAATAAATTCCATAGTCTTGTTTGTTGGAATTTGGTTTTGGCACAAAGAATGTCTGCGCCATACCATCACCAAGAGGGATTCGAGGAATTGTAGATGCAGTTGATCCAGTTACTGGAGATTTAACTGGTGCGCCAACTGCTGGACGATCTGCAGGAGATGATGGAACAACCAATGAGTTGCCATCTGTTTCTGGGAGAGGTCCTAATACTGGCGTTGTTTGAATACGCTGAGTTGTTTGTAACAAACCAGATGCAGCATACGTTGCTGCAGCGCGCATTCCATAATCTGGATCATTATAACGAGCAGTATCAGTAATCGTAAAGATACGATTGCCAGTTTTAAATTTAAATCCAGGGAATGACGGAATATGGAATAATCCAGCAAGAGATCCATATTGATCTACTTCATGGTTGCCAACAGAATATTTGGTTGTACAATCTGGAGAAAATGATAATGCACTATTTAATGTGACATTTGCCCCATCAACTGCAGTAATCTGTTTAATTTCTCCAACACCAGTTCCAGAACAAAAGTAGATAAGATTTCCTAGAGCTGGGGCATTTCCGCTTCCAGAATTTAGAAGAATATTTGTTGCTGAACCAGAGTTTACATTTGCAATAACACCAGAACGGTGTACAAACGAACTTACGTTTATCGATACTGCAGAGTTTTGAATACTGCTAATTAAACTATTAGATGCAAATGTTGCGCTATTATATTCTATTGCTGCAATTGCTGCAGCACTGGTTGTAGTTGCATTCCAAATATAAGTTTTAGTATTTGATGTTGTGCTGGTTGCGTTTGCAACAAACGAACCTTGAATTGGTTCGATTGCTACAAGACCTTGACCAGATCCATGAAAGTATCTTACAATTCCACGAAATGTTGCTTGGTCGTATCGCTGTGCGCCGTCAGCTGTTTGGTAGACCATATCTCCTGGTTTATACTGAGCTGCTACAACTGATAGCGCAACACCAACTGGAGCAACGTTGATGTTCATAAAATTTTGTTTTAAATAAACAATATTTGGACCAGATGTTGAGATAACGGTTGCAAATCCATTTCCTCGCTGTGGTGCGATAACACCTTCACCTGGATAAAACAAATCTGCTGTATTTGAATCTGCTACTGAAACAACGTTTGCATTAGAATAGGTAATAGTCGTCAAATTATTTTGAAAATACAACTGGGCGCTATCGTCAAAATCGCCGTCTAGTCGACGAATTGTGACTTTTTGATTTGTAGTATCAAAAGATTCTACTCTACCATTAAATGTATTAACAGTTGCACTTGTTCCTTGATAAACAATGTCATTTTGATAGACTGTGGCAGCATTATTTCTATCGACCTCTACGACTTTCTTAGAGTCGAGAAGAACTCTACTTCCTGCTTGACAAAAACCATTTACTGCAACATCATCAAAAAAGAGGCGCGCAAGTTTATATGGTTTTAAATTGTGCGCTACAAATTCAACCTCTCTACCTCTAATGTAAGGTACTAGGTTTGTGTCGACGACAACTTTACCAGTTTGTGTTGTAATTGCCATATCTTTATTTACCTAAACTTATTTGTCTTTAAAATTACTATAACTAGAGATATCTAATTGACCTTTGCCAGCAAACCCTCCACCAGAATCAAGTCCAGATTGATAGTCTAGCTGTATCGGTGGCAGTGTTGTTGGAAGCGAAGATTCATAATTTGGTTCAGGTTGAACGACACCAGAAACCTGTGTTGCAGCTGGATACCAGTAATCTTCATTAAAGATACCGCCATTTGAGAAAAGATTTCCTGGATTATAGCCTGTTGCTCCAAATGTAAAGTTTACACCAAAATTAATTGGTGTGATACTCCACCACGGATCCCATTCAAATATAATTTCTGGATATGGTTCGTTTGTTGGTAATATTTTCTTTGGTTCTGCTGGTTCACCAATGATTGGTCTATCAGGTTCTGCAGGTGGAATAATTACCTTATCTTCTGGATCTGGTGTTGTAGGTGTAGTTCCTGGATCTTTAATAACAACTTCATCGCTATTATTAGTTGGTGGTTTTAATGTTGTTGGTGGAGGAGGTTCAACTACTGTCTCGCGGATTACTGTTTCTTTTTCAATAATTTTTTCTGGAACAGTGATGACCTCTGGTTTCAATGTCTCAGAAACCCAAACATCTGTCTCTGGAGTTAATGCAAGTGATCCATTAAATTGTCCAAACAAGAATGGTTGGACAGAAACCGACTTATCAGAAGCCAATCCTTGAACAATTGCAGGAACTTCGGCATAACTCAAGCAAACAGTTTTGCGATTGACAGTTGTGTTATTTTTGTCAAAAGATTTTAATCCAAGTGAATAGACCTTCATTGATGGAATCATAAATCCATTTTCAAGTGCAACGTTGAAGTCTGGATTTTTATAATCAACAATATTAAAGTTGGTAAAGTTTTCTCCAACAATACCATATTTTTCTTTCTCAGTGCCATCTTCGTACTGAGTTTTATCAGCCATTGCTAATTTTTCAACATTATTCAATGCTGTAAAGTATTCAACTCTTTCAAGACGTTTGTCTATACTTGCAATGTCGCGCATCGTATAACGACGATTTTCGCGATAATTTAACCGCACATCTCGAATCTCTGCCACGTATGGTGGAAGATAAATCGTGTATAGCGTCATTGCATCGTCTAGATCTTCTGGCGGCAGAGGCTGCGGTGCAGACTTACCCTTTACAACTCTAAACTCTTTGTCTTTAGACAATACGAGTTTATCAATACGAGGCAGATAATAATCATACGACAATTCTGTTGTATCATCAGGTAATTGAGTTGCAGGAACTGTGTATTTTAGATCTCCGTCGCCAAGAGTTTGAGTTGGTCTGAAGTCTAAACAATCGCGGAGATCATATACTGTACCTGAAGATGAGGTATAGATTGGAATGATACCACTAGTGTAATGATCTTCTGGGTATGAGTCTACGGAAAAGAATGATACATTTGATCCAGTTGCATAAATGTGTTGATAAAAGTCAACATGAACAAGAAGTTGTGCGCTCGGAGAATCATAACCTTCTCTCAGGATTAATTTAGCGTGATCATATCGATCATCACGTTGACCATAATCGACAAAGAAGTGATCTGTGATATCGCGGAATCCAGGCACGGTTTGAGTTGAACTAATTACACCATTAGGCAATGCTGTTGCAGTTCCAGCAAATACTTTTCTAATTTTTACAACATCTGGAACATATAAAGAAATTGAATCGCCTGGACGGATAGTTGTATAGTCAACATTTGTGATGAATATGAGACCATTTGCAATGTCAACATTACCATAAGCAACATTTGCAGAACCAAGTCTTCTTATTTCAATATTTGTATTTGCATTTGTTGTCGTGGTTGGATATGCATTTGAAACAGCTTGTGTAATTGTTGTGACACCACCACTGACTGTGCCACGAGTAAAGTAAGCTGTGGTATCATAAGATGTGTTACTTTGGAACACTTTTCTACGAATCTTATCTTCAGCGTCATTTTGTTTTACAGAAACAATAATGTCTACTGCAGCAAGTGCAGTGAGACCAGTATTAATTTGAAGAGAATCGTTTGTCTTAGTTACATTTGCTGATGTTAATTGAAGAACATCACCATTGGCTACTGTACCGTCTCCACCATCATCTTTTACAACAACAATTAAATTATCTTGAATTGATCCAGTTGAATCTGCCCACGGTAGAGTTTCAAATGATGTTACAAGACCAGAACCAGAAGAAATTTGGAATACACCACTACCTGGTGAGGTTGGTGAACGATTTGGAATTAATTTATTGTGAATATAATCTGAATTATTAATCGATCCGCGTTTTGCATATGCTCTTGGTAATCGGAAGATCATTGCTTGTTTTGAATTTTCTTCTACTGTTGTTTCTCCTGTTAGAAACTTCGAGTATCCAGAAACATTCATAGAAGAATTTGCAACGATAGCCACTGAGTTTGCAACAACTGGACCAGCAATAAATGATTCGACTTGATCAATCTTAAAGTTCAACTGAACTATAGTAGAAGCATTAGCAACTGCACCGCCAATTTTTGCACCATCGTCAAACTCTCTATCTAAGAATAGAGTTTTTGATGTTCCATGATAACGAACAACACTACGAGTTTGGTTCGTCACATTTGAAGAATATGCAACTTGCTTGAAGACTTCTACTGGAATTGAAGCATTATTTGTCCATGTTCTTGACAGTTCTGTATTAACAGTCAAGTTTCCTCCAGAAACTGTGACAACTTCTCTGACGTCATCGCCAATACGAATAATATCGCCAACTGAGAGTTTAGAGTTAAATGTGCCACTGTTATTTGCATTGATAGTAAATGCATTTGCAACTGCAGTATTGACCAATACATCACTTACAGCTGTTAGTGATATTGGAAGAACAGTTACAGAAACATTAACATATGCATTATCTTTTTGAGAGAATTTATCACTTAATCGGATAGTATTTGCGTTTGAAGAAGCCGCTGTGACTTTTGTAACAATTGGACGTAAACTAATATCAGAAAGATAAAGTTTGAATACACCATCTGAATCAGTTATAGCATTAAATGCATCGGCTGTGTGACGTACAAAATTCTTAACACGAGCCGTACCCATTTTGGTATTTTGATACACATATGTGTTTGCATTATATCCAAGACCAACATTTACGCTTGATGTGTCGACACAATGAAGGTCAACTGTTTCAAGAGAAGCGATATTGACAAATCCGTTTGATGAGCCGCGCAATCCTGTGACGTAGATATAGTTTCCATAGGAAATATCAACATCTGTCTCAACTAGTCTTTTAACGTCTGCTTCGCCTCTTGGTTTGTCAACATTAATCTTCATTGTGCCAAGAGTTTCGAATTCGAATCCCTTGACATAAGCCTTTCCTGGCTCAACAGCGATCGTATATTGATCATCGTCAACGCCATTTACAATAGAAGCGCGGAATGGTTTAACTGTATAGTCGCCCGATTCATCGTACGTGCGACGCGCCAAAGTCTTTTCGAGTTCAGCATAAATTGGATATTTTACTTGCTTGGTAATAATTCCACTTTCAACGCGCATCAACTCAAAGAACTTAGATTCATCAACTACCGTATCTAGCGGACGTGTTGAAAGAATTAGGCTGAACTGAAATCGATCTGCGCCTGGAGCCTGATAGTTAAATGAAGATTGAGCTGGATCTAAAAGAGTTGTATCGATTTCACTATCAACGATTTCTTCATTAATCTCAAGACCAATCTTTACGTTTGCAGAAGAAGAATATGCACTTACAACTGCAGTTTGGTCGAGAACTTTTACAAAGTATCCGTCAGCATAGAAGATACCTTCATTGATAGAAACGACAGTACCGAGACCGCTTGCACTTGAACTATTGGCTTGCGCTTCAGTCGACTCGCCAGCAACTTTAATTACATCTCCATTTTGAAATTCGTTACCTGTTACATACCGAATCATTAAAGTTGGTTCGCCTTCAAATGGATAGTATGTGGCAAGAACTTTTGCCTGTACGTTTCCAGACGCATTTCGAATTACACGATCCTCAAAATCTGTGATATCGATATCAATCGTGCTATATGTTTTTTCGAGTTTGAGATACTTACATTTATTATCAAGAGTCATGTTTCCGCCAATAACTGGGGAACCATCTTGAAATACGTGATCGCCGAAAGCCTTTATTTGATTTTGAAGAATAGATTGAATCTGTGTAAGTTCACGAGCCTGCACTGCGCGACCAGGCTTAAAGAGAATCTTCATATAGTTATTATCTAATGCGTTCTCTTTAAAATCGTCGTAATAAGGGTCAATATTGAATTCCATGAACTTCTACCTAGAATGAGAGTACAATTTTAATTTGATCGATCTGATTGTCTACACGCTTTATATTCGTTCGATTTTCCATATAAACCAAATCACCGCTAAATGGCTTAATCTCAGAATTAGAAACAGCCAAAATAGGCGTTGTAATTCCAGAGGTTGTGCCTCTAACTGGTTGACCGACTGGGAATGTCCCTGTGATATTATTTATGTAGAGATAATTATCGCCTGCAGCCCAATGAGCAACATTTGCTATTGCATTAGCAGATCCCAAGGAAGAACCAATATAGACCGTCTCTCCATTAACAAAATTTGCAACAACAGGATCACTGACAAGCAATCGAGTCGTTGCTCGATAGTTTGTTAGATTTGCATACCAAGCACTATTTGCGATCAAAGGATTTATAAGCAATCCGACTTGGTTAAACTGGAAGGTTGATGTTGAATCGCTAATCGGAATCTTTGTTCCGTCTGTATCATCGTTTAATTCAACGCAAATCATTAGACTGTGAGCGCGAAGTTCCTTTGCAGGGTTTGATCCATGACCTCCAGAAGGTCCGATCTGAATATCAAAAACGGCATTCGATCGAGTCACGTATGCCGTCTGAGTATTTGCAGCGTGGATGAATGGAGTATTTACCTGGAGCACTGTATTATTTACAATAGAAACGACGTTTCTAGAGGCACCATTCAGAGTAATAATATCGTTTACATATACATTGCCCACAAAGTTTGTCGAGTTGGATGATGAATTCGCATTTACATATGTAGAACCGTCGATATTGAACGTTCCATTTAATGTTGCAGGATCTAGTCGCATTGCAAGAGTATTGTTTGCAGTTATCGTTCCACGTGTATATCCATTACCACCGATTTGAACGCTTACAGAGGTGATGTTTCCATTCGAAACTCTTGCAAGTAATTTCGATGAACTGCCGTCAGTGTTAGTTACGGAAAGGAAACTTCCAGTATTTGTATTCCCGCCACCAGCGTACCCAGATCCACCCCAAAGAACACGAACAATATCAATTCTTCCATCTTCAGATCCAGCGGTAACTGCAGGATCCGAGACAACTGGCATCCATTGCTTCGTAAAGAATTTTTGCTTTAGTCCAGGAGGAATGGTATACATATACTTCCAACGATATCCGTCAGAAGTTACTATAAATGGATTCTCTGGTAACTGACCATCAATATCAATGGTTGGCTCAACAGTTGATATTGAATTGTTTCCATTGAATAGACATTTGAAAATTTGGTCGCGGTTGTTTCTAACGTAGAAAGTATTCGCAACCTGAGGATAAGTATTGTCGCGGCGTTGAACAGTTACACTAGAATTAGAATATGCAGCATTCGCATTTAGAGAAATAACCTTATTGCTGCGAACAGAAACAACTTCGCGTGCATCTTCTCCAACAATCACCACATTTCCTGTTCCAACATTACCAACGAAGTTTGCTGTAATGCCAACAATTGTTTGACTATTTGAAAGTAACGTAAGAGATTGACTTGAGTTAGTGTTCGCAAAAGCACTGTTTACAATAAGAGAAGTATTGTTCACAACAGAGATAATACTCTTTGTAGTATTATTGATACTGATTTTATCTCCAGGAAACAGGTATGTTTCGAATGTTGTGCTTGTACCAGTAACAACATTTGAGTTCGTTATAATTCCAACTGTTCCGCTTAGAATCGTATTTGCATTAGAGTTTGCAGAACCAAGGTTATGATAATCAACGTAAGAGAAAATCTCAATATGATCTTCATAAGTGTCATATGTTATTCCAGACGCCCAATCGACTCTAGAAATAACTGGTTGCATATCAGATTCATAGACTTTTTTAAGTCCAACCATAGTATAGTAGAACTCATTTTTACTATTTGTAGTAAAAACAACATTTTCTACGTTTGCTGAATCTGTGCCCGTAAATGTCGGTGATCGCCCAACAGTAACGTAAGTATTGCTAATTTCTGTATTTGATAAATCTCTTTTCAATCTATCAATAAGAAAATTGCTGAATAGAGGTGTAATAAGGGATTTCATCGAAGCCTCAATTTCCTGTTAGGGTGACAATTTTGAATCTATGTGCACTAGTTAAATTTGGAATCACGTGATATACAGCATTTGTCGTATTGCCATATTGCCAAAGATTAATATCGATATAATTGCTAATAACAGCATTTACTCTAGCATTTTGTGTCGTCGCTCTTTTCATATAAATCATGGTATTAGCATTCGAACTGTATGCCGAATCAACAGTCAAGACTGTTGCATTCGAGATATTTATTACCTGTCGTACCTGGTTCGCAACCATAATGTAGTCATTTACAGTCAACTGAGTTGTAAACAATGTATTTGAGCCAATCACGGTTGCATTTGTATCGAATATTGTAACAGTTCCAGTTTGGGCTGTATACACATTTGCAGTTGCAATATTGAGCGATACATTATCTCCAGCTCTCACAATTTCAGATAATGCATTAACATTTCCAGAGACAACCAAACGAGTATTTGAAAGAACTTCAAGTGGTTTGCGTGTTGAAGATGATCCAAAGTTACTATTAACAACAAAGTGAGTTGAGTTAGTTACTGAGATAACTTCGCGAACCTCACCATTTATTCTAATAATATTGTTCACAGAAATAATTGGTGCATCTGGATTTGGATTATTGTTTTGGAAATATGTTCCATCGTAACGACTATCAGCATTTGCACTTACTTGATTTCCGCTAGTGTTCGATGTTCCCAAAATACGAAGGAATTGATTATTACTTGAAACCAAACCCTGCCCACGATAGATAAAGTCTCCATAAACTTCAAGTTCTGTATTACTATTGATCTTTGAGATCACTTTACTAATTGGTAGGCGCAACACTTCTGGTGCAACAATGTCATCAGGATCGTCATCGATAATAATAAGATCTCCAACATTTACACGAGTATTCGCATAAAGAGCAACAACATTTGCATCTGGTAAGAACGTAGTTGATGTTCCAGTGACGACATTTAGTCGAGAATTTGCAACAGAAACTGTTGCAGCAGCACCACCCTCAGTTCTATTTCTAGAAAGAATTGCTGTAACATTTGAAGAATACTCCACCACTCTTTCAATATCATTTCTAGAAAGAGTTTTAGATATCAAGGACATTCCAGCTGGATGTGCAATATTTTTAATTGTAGTTTCATAATCAACAAGATTCTTTTCTGATTCTACAACATATGCAAAGTTGTGATAGATTTTACCATCCTGTAAGACTTTATCTGAGCTGGTAAATCCGTCAGTGTTTAAATAAAAACCGTTAAATTCAATTAATCCATTTGCAAAAAATGCTCGAGCTTTTGCAAGACCATTACCATACTTCATAGGATTTGGAAGTCCATCAGCAATAACTTGGGCAGGATATTGCGCTGGTGCTGGAACGTTCATAGAGAGATTCGAATTACAATATACACCATTTGCAGTAATCAAATCTTCTGTATTACTAAATGTTCCAGAGTAATTGTAAAGTCTTAAGACGCCTGTTGATGGATTATATGATTTAACATTGGCTTTAAATGTTGAATCAAGTATACTATTTCCTTGATACGCAAATTCAGTTTCGTAGAAAACATTTGCTTCTGTTACAGGATTAATTACTGTATCAAGAACCTTCAATGAAACATTTGGTGTTGCGACGTAGTCGTAGCCACGATATACCAAACGAAGATCTTTAATTCTTCCAATGGCAGAGGTGTTTACGATATTTTCTACGCCATCACCATACAAATAAGCAATTAACGTTGGCTCAATTCCGTTTTCTCTTTGAATTGTGTTTGCTGTGCCAGTTGTTTTAAATGCACTATTCACAATTAAATAATTGTTATTAACAACACTTACAATTCTACGAATTTCATTGTTAACTCGAATTAAGTGACGATTATTCGCACCGCTACTTCCAGCAAAGGCTGTTCCAGTACCAATAACAACATTGCTTCCAGTTGCAATATTCACAGTTCCTGTAAGAGTTGTATATGTTGGAGATGCACGAGTTATGATAGCCTCTGGGCGAGCGTAGTAACCTTCGCCGCGATCTGTTATCTCTAGTGATGTGATACGACCACCAGCACCAACGCTTTTAACTTTTGCAGAACCGCCATATCCTCTACCAGCAAATGATATTGTATCATTGATTGCATATCCTCTGCCGCCGTTAATTATTCTAACGTGCGAAATTAAACCAAGATCTCTAAATGTTTGCCAGTGCGTTTTCTTGAAAGGTCTGTCGTCATCATCTTCATAACTATAAAGAGATGACAGTTGAGTATCATAATGAGATTCTATTCCAAGAGGCGGAGATTGCCTAAATCCAGCACCACCATTAATTACAGAAATGAGTGCAATGCCGCCAGTATTCTCAGTAACTAAATCTAGACACTGAATTATTTGGCTATCAGAATTTGCTGGCACTAGTGCATTCACAACAGAGTTAAATGTAAATACTTTATCAGTATTTTTTGTCTGTAGAGTAGCGCCAGTCAATGCTGTTTGAATTGTGTCAACGCCCTGTAATTTGACGTCATAGATTAATAACGCTCCTGTGTTATTGGTTGGTCCACCAACACCAAAAATCGCATTATTTCTTGTTGCAATTTTACCAGAAAAACGGGCATCTAGAAAATTAGTTCCGTTTGCCCAAACTTGTTCGTTATTACTAAACCAATCGTCTTTATCACTCTCAGAAACATTTAAGATAACATTTCTATTGTTTTGTGTAAAGACTTCGTAGTTAGCAGCACTAATCAAAGTGTCACCACTATAATCAATAACAGAACGATCATATGTAATTGTTTCTAAGAAATTCTTTTCACTATTTGACGTGCATGCTGTCTCGTTCAACACGCTGACTTGTAAATCAGTGAACATATTCGCGCGAGGGTCATCGCCAGTATTGCGATAAACAATAACCTCAGTGTTTGAATATAAGCGATATCCATATCCTGGAAATTTAGTTGTTACTGATTCGATCGAACCAAGAGTCACATTACCAACAATTGCTACCGCATCGTTTGCGTCGCCAGTGATTCCAAGACCACCGACTACCACAGCAGGATCACCAATATTGTAGTATAATCCTCTGCGGCGTTGCGTTGGGTCTGTTCTTATATTTGAATCAATTTTAATATTTGAGATTGTACCAACGATTCTTTCTAGAAATTCTCTTTCTTCTCCAAACTCATCAACATATATGATGCTAATTTTTTCGCCATTGTTATAATATCTCTTAACGTTAGAGACATAAATCTCAATAATTTCTTTACCGTTTGTTTTATCGATTGTTCGGTCAGCTGATTCAACAACGCAAGTTGCACCAGAATCCACACCTGTAACAATTCTCTTTTTAAGAAGTTGAACATTTACGCTTTTGTTTGAATCACTAGAAGTAATTTGAAATGCTTTTGGCTTTAGCCATTTACCATCAGAAGCAATTAGAATTTCTTCTTTAGGATAGAGAACTTCAATATCTTCAGCAAACAATGCTTTGAATAACCACTTTAAAGATTCTTCGCTACCTTTTTTACTGTAGAATTCTCTTGCGCTCTTTAGAATCTTTTCAGTGCTTAGAGCAGTTCTCTCAGGAAAATATGGAATAATTTCTTGTTTAAAATAGCGGATAAATTCTGATGGCGTATTGTCAATATCACGATATGAATCAATATTCATCGCATGATATACTGTATTTCCTGCAGTATTTGAGATACCATCAGGATTATTATTTTCTAACCACTGATAGTATAACTCAACAAAACGCTGAAACTTTGGATGGTCTGCTCTGATAAAATCAGGCAGCTGAGTTTGAACTAATGCTGATACTGTTTTTTCTGAAACAGCCATAACTTACCCTACAACTGGATTTATGATTGTTGATATGCTTCCAGGATCTGACAAATCCATCGTTATAATTTGATTTTGTACAGAGTTAAAGACCTTTTTAATCGGTGTTGCATAAACGACGAGCGTTCCGAATGGATCAGAAACTGAAACTGGTTGAAAGTTGTCAATAGTTACCACACCATTTTTGTAATCGATTACACCAATGTTATCATCGATTGTCTTTTTTACAGACGATACATCGTCGTAATAATAGATTCTTAGTCGCCCTGTTCTACCCTGAAGATTAACATTTAATAAAGCTCCAACACCACCACCACCAACGATTCTTGCACTTGCCGATGTATAGTCGGCACCAATATTTGTAATGACAATCTTTTTAATTTGACCGTTCACAATCACTGCTTCTGCAGTAGCACCTTTACCATCGCCTTCGATAATAACTTCTGGTGTTGTCACATATCCGCTGCCTGGAGAAAGCACTTCAATGTTATCAACGCCAGTATATGATTGAACAACTTCTTCAATATAAGAATCTCTTAATACGCCAGTTTGATCATAATATTTAAATGATGGAGAGACTTTGATATGATCACTCACTGTTCCTTGTGTCAACTCAGTGTTAAAGTTTAATGCATACGATAATCTTTTTGTACTGTCAGCAAAGAAGCGTTTTTCGAGAGAAACAAATACATCGTTGCTAACGATAGAATTATCAGAATCGTCAATTGCTCGAGAAATTTGAGAAACTCTGAAAATAGAATTAAAGTTACTTAAATTTGTAAGAGAGAAATTTCTTATTGCTCCAATTACAGAGGCATTGACTTCTTCTGTTGTTTTATTGGTTTTTGTTGGATCATACCAAACTTCAGCTTTTACATTAACGTAGTTGTAATCAGCAGGAACATATTCTGGTGTGACTGTCAAAACGCTAAATGGCTTGAGAATACTTTTCTTTACATGCTCAATTTCTGTGGCAGTAATCTCATATCCGCCTAATGGTTTGGCTGAAAAGAATACTTTACCATAGACTGGTGGAGTATTATCTTCACCACCCCAAACATTTACAGCATCGAAATATGGATAATCGCGATTAATAAGAGCAATATAATCGTTCTTTGTTACTGCACGGTTTTGTGAAATGTATGCCTTTGGTGCTGTGAAACGAATTTTATCGATTGATTCGGCGGCTGCGCCAGACGATGATTCGTTCACAAGAGTTACAGCAACAGATACTGGACCAGAAAGAATTGAATCTAGCGGTTTAAATACTCTCAATCCATTAGCATTAATGCCATTGGTTACGATATATGATAACACAACAATGTTACCATTTGTTAACTTTTTCCCGATAATACCATCGCCGAAATAAATTTGGTACTTACCGTTTTTATTTTCTTCAAGATAATACACAAGTGCGTCTTCATCAACATTTGTCGCATCCTGAGAAACGATATACGATTCTTGATTTGCATTTTCTGCGGAAACTTGAACACTTACTTGCAAAGTAGAAGTATCGATATTTGTGTCTGGGATTTCGAAATACTGTTTTGGATTTGTTTGTTCATCATAAACGAATGTGATACCAGTCGGTAGACCTTCTTTAAGTTCTAAATTCTCAACTACGAATAAACCTGTCGAGGAATTTTTAGTTGCAATTCTACTTGATGAGGTAACAAATACATAGTTTGATCCATCAATTGTCTCTGAGACAAAACGTGTAAAACGAGGAATTAATACTGCACTGTTTGCGTCATTAGGGACTGGTGTAATTGTTAAATCAACTGCAGCGCGAGCAGCAACGCGAGAGCGTGGAGTATATCCCAAAAGTTTAGCATGAGAAACTACTGATTGACGAGTGAGTGCTGTATCAATAAACATCTCATTGGCTACCATGTTTAGATAGTAGCCCATGTAGTGAGTATTGTATGATAGAAGGTCGAGGAGGACCGCCATACCAGAGCCTTCGAAATTATAGTCACTGAATTCCGACTGAGACTTTAGGTATTGTTTTAAATTGTCTCTAATATTGTCAAAGTCTAGTTCTGCGACTTTGAGTTTTGCATCAGAATTTGCCATTAGCGTACTCGTTCTAAGAAGAAGGATATGGTGATGGGATCAATGGTATTTTTTATAAAAAATGACATCGTGACGTCGTATCTATTCTCGTCATAATTTGGTGTTGCGACGACCTCTTGAATCTCGATTCTAGGCTCATAATTTGTTAAAGTATACCAAATAGCGTCTTGAATCAATGAGGTTGTAATGTTATCAATCGGTTCGAATAAAAATTTCTTTAGATTCGACCCCAGTTCAGGCTTAAACGGTCTCTCATAGTGCGAAGTGAGTAACAAATTTCTCACGGACTGTGTTATCGCATTCTCGTTAAGTTTCTTGGAGATATCTTTCGTGACTGGGTGAGCCTCGAAATCCAAGTCAAAATCTGAGTATCTGCGTGTGAGTAGAGACATTTAGAACCAACTGTTATAATTGTTAATTATTTATACTGTTACGGGTCAGGGAGCTCGCCGATTATTCAGGGGTATGGATTTGCATAATTAGAATCTAACGAAATCGAACTGGTAAATCCAGAAACGCTGACTCCAGCATCGATAGTGATAGAAGTTGGCATTCCGATCAGTTTCAGGAACTTGCAAAAGTCGAAATTGATCCATTC